ATAACTTACACTATGACTTTTCTTAAAATAATAACCATCAACATTTTTATCCCATACTGTCTGTGCAATCTCTTTATATGTTTTTCCAATTAAATGACGCTTTCCAGGTCTAATAATAGCTAAAAACATTGCTAGCCTAGGAATACTATTAATAGGTTCGGGCATTTTACATAATGTGTCATATTGATTATTAAGATGTATTAACTTCTCTACAAAATCTTTATTCAATAAATTGTCCCAATTTGGTTCACGCATAAGCTTAATTAAATGTTGCTCATCTTTAACTAATCCATAAACATGTACATTTAAAAAGTCTATTTTAAAATAGCCTCTATCTTCAGCTATTTCATAATCCAATGATGCCATATTATTAATTGGATCATATGGGATATCAGTCACATAAACACCAGTTGGGTGTTTTTTTACTGTATTGTTTTTTCTTATTGACGCAGGAATATGCTCTATCAACTTTAATAGTGACTCACGATCTGCCAAATCAATATCAATATCGCTACTTATTCGCATATAATCCTGCTTTAATTAACTTAGTATATGCTTGTTGTACAACAATGGCTTGACGTTCTGCATCTTCTACTGCTTTGTGTGAGGTAACATGTCCACCGTCTTTAAGTTTGACTCCCGCAATTTCGTATAAAGTCCTAGTATCTCTAATAGTATAAAAAGGCCAAGGAATAGGGTTAGGGTGGTCAGTAAGAGTTTGTCGGAATGCTGTCTCAGCAACAACAATATCAAATGATGCACCATTGCTCCAAACAGCATCACAGTTCCAACAAAACTTGTAAAGTATATCCATGCACTCTTTAAATGATTGCCTTCCCCTGTCTCCCAATGCTTCTTCAAGTGCTTCAGGGCTTTGCTCAGACCACCAGCGTAAAGTATCATCGTTAATTGTCCTATTATGAATTTCAATTTGTTCATCAACAGTAGGTCTTAATTCTAACTTTTGACTTATACCTGTACTCTTTGGATTAAATTTTACAGCACCAATTGTTAATATTACACAGTTTGGATCTGTGCTTAACGTTTCCATATCAATCATTACATGATTAGGCATTACTACTCCATACACTATCTAATTTTTTAATACCATCAACTATACTACTATCAACATAATTACACAACAAAGCAGGGCGAACTGTATCAACATTATTTGGCATACTACTATGTAATACTCTACAATTATACATAAGTACACTGCCCTTTTTAATCTCAGGCTGTACTACACGTTCACTAAACCAATAATTAAATTGACCTTTATAACATAAATTAATATCAAAGTTTTTAGTATGACTTTTAGGAACTAATCCAGTTGACCCATTATTCTTATCTAAATCAAATAGTGGAATAATACACTGTATCCCCAATAACCTTTTATCAAAATTATATTCTTTAAACCTATATGGAGTATCAACATGTGGATTTATCCATGTACTTTTTCCATTAATTACTACAATATCACTAGTGTATAATTCACTATTAGGTAAATAATTTAAAACTTTACTATGTACAATATGATTAATTTCTTGTACTTCTACCCAATCTATAACTAATTGACTCCACCATACACTGATATCATTTAATTCTTTTATTTGATTACCTTCAGCATATGTTTTATTTGAACTACTTGCTCGGACAGGATATAAACTATCAAATTTGCTGTAAATACTATCAAGTAATTCTATAGGAATACAATTGTCTATTATTGTAAAACCATCTACAGTAAAATTATACATTGTATTTCCAAAGTTCATACATCATTTGATATTTGCTATCCCAAATTTCAATATGTACATTCCCTTGTACCGTGTAAAAGTCCCAACCTTTACCACGCTCACCGAAATTGTTTCTACACCATTTAACAATATGTGTTGGATTTTCTTTTCTACCTTTGCAATCGTAGGTATAGCTTGTGCCTTTTCTCGTTTTAAAAGAAGTATCAACCATTATTCAAACCTTAGCTTAAACAATACAAGTTCTTTTTCTGATCGTAAAAAAATCTTATTGAAACTTAAATCATCACTATGCCAAGACCAATGTTCATTATGATGTACTACAGTTTTTGGTTTGTAAATATAATGTATTCTAGAATCTGTATCATCTAGCCAATACCCAATTTCTTTGCTCGGTCCAAATGTAGTCCAACACCATTCACGCATTTCACAGAATATATGCTCAAAATTAGTGGTCGCACCGTATTTAAAGTGACCATTTCCTCTAAAACGTTTATCTAACTTAATTATCTTAAAATTTTTCATTTATTTCCAACGTAAATTAAACCAATTCAAATGGTGTAAATACCTAAACTTTACTATAAAACTATTACTGTCACAAGTCCAACGGCAATGACGTTCAGGCATATCTAACTCACTATATAACCAATCTACCATTGTCTCACATCTATCCATAAATTCAAACATGTCATCATTATAATTTATAATTTTGCATATAAACCAATTTGGTTTATCATTGTCAAACCCTCGTCTAAAGTCAAAGTATTGTAACATCATAACCATCTTAATGCAAATAAACTGGCATATTCTTCTTTACTGAAAACAAAATCAATCATTGAATCAAATGGACTATCATTAACATAAGTCCAGTACCAATTTGTGTTTTCTTCGCCAATAAATTGTGTACACCATAATGTAATCTCAGTAAATTGATTATGATTAATTAATCTTACTCTGGCTTTTTCTATAAACATTTTAACGAAAAAAATATAGCATCCTTTTCGTATTTAAACATAAAATCCATAAAATCACCAGTTGCGTGAGTAATATAGTTAACTCCAGGTTTGCCAAATGTTTCTATTACCCAAATACACTTAGTATCCCAATCTTCTATTTTGTCACCTGGTCTCCAATGTAATCTTATCGTATGTGGAAAATTATTAGTACTGCCCTGCATTTAAAATTTCCTTTACTGATGTTACAATATCAGAATTTCTTTTAAATTTTATAGCCCATTTCTCAGGATCAATATAGTCAATAATCATTTTTACTTGTGATTCGTCTAAACTATCTATAAACTTTAGTCCGCTGTCACATTGGTATAACATCCATGGGCTAATCTTTCCTGTAGTAACATGATAACATATTTTATTTTTATTACCATATCTTAAGATATCCTTAGGCAATACCCTTTCTTCACTTGCTAGTAAAATAGTAGATTCAACACTACGATGTATTGCATCTAATGGATCTTCATTACGCAAATATTCAATTAAAAATTTACTGTAATTGGTATCGTGGTTCCAAACATCAATACGTATTTTATTTTTTAGTAGCCAATCTATATACCGTTGTACATTAATTACGTTTACGTCAACGCAATAGTTACCAAACTTAGCGAATGCAGTATAATAACTGCTTTTAATAAAGTCTAAATAGGTTCTTTGTTTTGTTGTAGCAGTATTTCTTTTGTAAAAATGTAGCCAGCCCTGAAAACCAATTTGGTTACCTCGTTTATCTTTTTCTTGCCAACGATGTTTATATTCACAGATATGTTTGGCAATCGTACTTTCACGTAAAAAAGTACGATTACAAAATTCACACCCGAATTTAGTTTCCGCTGTCTCGCTCATACTGCTCTATTTCATTGTCTGTAATTAGTTCATTTAATAAATCAATATCATCTATTTTTAAATGAGGAAATTTGTTAGCCAAATAAACCTTACGTTTTTGATTTTGTACATATAACTCAGACATTTCTTTTAACGTACTGTCATCTGTTTTGTAGATTTTTTTGAAATATTCCTCTATATCTTTTTGTTTTGCTACATCACGTAGTTTTGCAACACGATCTTTAATATGTGGAATATATTGATGAAATTGTTTTCCAATACCTGGACTACTTGCACATAGCATCAACCATTGTAATTTTGGATTCTTTTGTATGTTCTCGTTAAAAAGATATTTGTTTGCATGATGCTCGGTACTCATTAAATAATACCCTTGTAAGTCTCTACTACCTTTTACTGCACTTAACCAATGTATTAACATAAAGGGCACAAACTTTTTCTTTTGTTCTTCATTTAATCTATCATAGTAACCATAGTCTTTTTTATCTATGGCAGTAATAGCTTCAAACAAGTCAAAATCTTGTTTCTCTAACTTTTCATCAGTTGGTATTGTTTTTTTCATTAAAACACTTGACTATAATCTACAATTTCACAATTTCTGCTGATTTCTTTTACAAAATATATGCATTGGGGTTTGGGCCCATCTTCAATAGGTACGCTTAAAAATTGCCCATTACGTAACCTAGGTGCATACCAAGTAACATCATTGTAAATGTCAATAATTTCTACGGGCAAGAAACTTGGGCTAAAACTGCTTATTGGGTTAAATTGAAATGCGCTGAATCCACGATCATTTAAGCTTGACAATGGTAATGTTTCTAAGTCACCATGATCTTTTTCTCCAATTAATATTTGCCAATCAACGGGCATTTTTATAGTACGATTACCAATTTGTAGAACTAATGCAGGACTGTTAAACGATTCCAAAAATACTAATGGAATAAAGTAATAATCAACATTGTTTGGGTTGCTATTATCTAATATCGCAAATCGTAAGTCATCAATTTCTTCTGGTAATGTTTCTAGGTTGTAACTGTTGTCATCAAGTAATAGTATTCTCATAGTATTATATTAACATGTTTGTATATGTTTGTCAATAGCTTAATTTTTCCAATGAGAAAGGATAATTAGCTTCATTGTAAAATGTTTTACGTTGTGTTAAATGACGTTTGCTAAACTTACAATTACTGGTTACGTCCCAAATTTGTACAAAGTCTTTATCTTCCGCTTTACGTATGCCTCTTCCAATACTTTGTATAACACGTACAAAGGACTTGCCAGGCTCAATAAGAACCAAATTAAAAATGCGAGGAATATTGATCCCAACTGCTGCCACACCGTACGTGGCAACAATAACTTTATTTGATGCCGTCGCCACCTCGTCATATTCTTCTTTCCTTTCTACAAGTTTGGTTTCGCCACTAATAAACACACTGTCGGTAATTTTCTCTACTAACTGTTTGCCTAGTAATACCCTATCCACCAACACCAATGTATTTCCAGATTCACTTATTTTATTTACCAAATTTGCTATGGTGTCTAATCGTTTGTCATTTTCTAATAGATATTTTAATTCACTTTGGTAGTTTTTAAACTCTACATCATCCTTAAACTGCACGATATTAACATGGCATCGTGCCAACACACCTTTTTCTTGTAACTCGGCAGCTGCTAATTTATTAATAACAGGTCCCAAACTAACAACTATGCTTAATCTATCATGGTCTGCTTTTGGTACTGTACCTGTCAACCCCCATCGTATAGGAATATGACTCATCACACTAGTCAACAATTGTTTTAGGGCATCAGCTTTTGCCATATGCACCTCATCAACAATCACACAAATTACATCTTCTAAAAATTCAGCAATAGTAATATCTGCATTGCCATTTTTTGTGTCTTTAAGTAGGTTGTTTAAGCTTTGCCAAGTACATATGGTATGCTGTTTCCCAAACTCTTTACGATCACCAAAGTATACACCTGCATCTAATCCCATGTTGATGTAATCTTCTTCGGTTTGTGTCACTAGACTTTTGTTGGGTACAATAACAATAGACCTTCCATATTGTTCTACTGTTTTACTTAAGGCAGCAGTCATAATTGTTTTACCTGCCCCGGTCGCTACTTCTTGCAATGCCTGTGGATTCTGTAAAAAGTTGTTTATGATTTCTACCTGATAGTCACGCAATACGATAGGGTTACCTTCTTGTGTATGTCCTTTGGGCCAATTTCTATCGGCAAACGTGTTGTCGGACACTTGACCAAATTTGAAATTAGTTGAGTAGGTACGTAAATCCTCTAACTCGATATCGTATCCATGTTGGTCAAGTATAGGCAAAATGTCTTGTAGCAAGTTGATGTATGTAGCGCCTGATATACTGAAATAACTTGACTTGCCATTCCAACGCCCTAGTTTTACACTAGGAAGAAATCTTGCACCTGGTACTTCAAACTCAAACTTTTTTACAAGCAATTTGCGTGTGTCTAATTCAAGATCCTGTATTTTAGCATTGACCTCATCCTTGATGATTATTTTACATTTTTTCATTTAATATCTACAGGTCTATTGTTAACTATGTTAATTATTTTTTCTAGTGGGTAATACCGTACTGAATCAACAGCGATATTTGCACTACCATAATAAAAACCAATTGTCTTACCATGGTAACTTTTTTTATTATGTGCTATTGTAATATTGTTGATTGGTTTCTCATAGTAAATGTTATAGGTTGTGCCAAACACCTTTTCGATTTCGTTTCTTAATTCTCTTATTCTTGCAATACGGTAATTACAAATAATGTTTTTAACATCCAATTTATTACAATATTCATGTAATAATGGTAACTTGTCAAGTTCCATTTTAACATCATATGTTGCACAAAACTTTAACCAATCATCATTATTTGTTATGTCCTGAGAAATGATTATAGCATGTTTGCTTAGTTCACACAATGTTTGTGGTTCATTGTTAAGTGTTACATGTTCAACAGCATTAAGTAAATATTGATTGGCAGCTACTATATAGTATCCTGAAGGTTGCTTAACTAAGGTTGGATCCCAATATTTGCAATCATTGTAATCATTTAACACATGTAAACATTGTTTAATTTCATCTGTAAGGTTAAGTTTATAATAATGTGGAATTATGTTAATAATTATTTTAAGTATATCAGTACAGAAATTAGAATAATAACATTTCTTTATGACATTCCAAGTTAAATTAAAATAAGGGTCTACTTGTCGTAAGTTTTCAATGAGTTTCTTGTTAAAGGGTAACCTTAACTTAAGCTGATTATTTTCAATTGAAAGATGAGCCTCTGTAAATTCAGGTAAACTTTCAATGACTTTAGTATTCCATTCTAATTGTAGAACTTCATCAACGTTGATTTTATGCTTGGATAATTGTCTTTTGTATTTCACTAGTAGTTTGTTAAAAAGGTTATCTTGGTTAGTTGTTACATATCTGTTTTTTGACAATAACATTGCCAAATTACTTATGAACTTGTTATCATACTTGTTTAGTCTTAGCTCTAAGGTTAAAAATTGGACAAGTATCTCCTCTTTATTCTTATAGGATTTCATTGTAGTATTGTATCATATACAGTTACTTATGCAAGTTATAAGGCAAAAAAAGGGAGCATATGCTCCCTTTAAAAGTACTACAACCTAGCTACGTTTCATTACCGTAGACTCAGCAAGCATTCTCCAGTTGTTGGGAGATACCTTTACTAAGTCGGCAATTTTAAGTGCCATACGTAGCGACAACTCACGCAGTTTGTTTTTGTTAGTCTGCATGAAGTCCAAAATATATTCGGCAGTATTAGCATCGTCAAAGGTGTAATCTTTAAACAAACCGCCATCAGTGTCACGATGTACTTGTTTGATGCGTAAAATCTTATCACGCTCACTATCAATAGTAAGGTCAAGAAAGTGACAACGGCTTTGCAATGCTTCTAAGTGATCTTGCAACTTTTTAGACTTAAGGTTTTCAAATTTCAAGTTAGTGATGAAGATTGCAGAACCCTTAAACTCAAAAGTATCGGGCACTCCCTCACGGCGTAGCATAGCACTATCGCTGTTCCAGCAGATACGCCGACGTTTGCCTGAGTCAAGTGCTGCCTTAAGGATGTTAAGTGCTAGGTCATCCTGAAACACTGAATCGCAATCGTCAAACACCAACACGTTTTTCGGGTCACTGTATTTGTAAAGCGTACAATACAACCCGATAGGGGTCATTGCACCTTTTACAATTTCAAAGCGAACACGTTTACCTGCAATCTTGTCAAACATTGCTGCCTTTTCAAGTTGCGTTTCAACGCCAAACGATTTACCGACACCTGGAGGACCAGATACGATCATAGCACGGATATCGCCTGCAATACATGCCTTGCTCATCTCGTCCAAAATTGCGAACCGAGTTGCAATCCGATTCATTGCATCTTCATCGGATTCGGTTACAACAGGTTTAGTAAACTTCACAGTATTTTCCAACATTGGTTCTCCGTCAACGAATTCAAAATCACTAATATTATCTACTTTTACTTTAACACTGTCAATGTTAATGGCAAACTGTCCGTCGTTTTTAACGGTAATATAGTTGCTTTTAGCACCTTTTGTAAAGCCCTTGACTAACTTAAAGGTGGTGTTAATGACAGGAAGATTACGATAAGTCCCTGAAATCACTCGTACAGTGCTCATTTGCTATCCCTGTTAATCAGTTTCAATACTACGTATTATACACCCAAGCTGATTTATTGTCAACCTGCTAGGCACCACCATAAGTGACTTCAGTAGCAGGATATGTGATTTTACCCTCATATTTTAGTTGAAGGCGCTCGTCCTGCGTAAGAAAGTCATCGGCAACTACGTTGTAGTCCACGATAAACTCCTGACAAAAGGCGTTGTCAATCTCAATTTTGTCACGGATTACCATAATATAGCTGGGGATTGACTTAAATGCGGTAAAGTTTTTTACCACATAATCACATCCTCCTTTTGACTTCCAGTGAGGGTTGTCCTCGGTCCCGTAGTTTTCACGGACCTGTGTAGTAATCAGTAACTTTGCCATTTCAGCTCCTTGCTATTCACTATACCCATAGTATAGCAAAGGTTGGAATTATTGTCAATCCATAAGTTTGGCCATTAAAATAAGTTTTTCTAGGTGGTCTATGCTATTAGCGACTTTTTTGCTTGGTTCTTCAAGTACATATCGTTTAGTATGGTGTCTACACTCTACTTCTAACCTGCTTAAGTTTGTCACCATTGTATCTATATTTGCCAACATTTTATACAAATCCATATTAAATCGTATTGACCTAAGGTCACGGCGTAGGATATCGCATTTTTGTCTAAATTGTATTGCTGTAGGTAGATCCATTAATATTAAGGTAAGGTACAATATATTGTAATTATTGTAAATTAAAATGGACAAAAAATATCCTATATGTAGTTCCCAGTTAACATGACAATAATTGTATTATAGAATATAATGATTTTACTAGATAATTATAAACCTATACCCTAGTATACAATCAACTAACCGATTTACACCCCTCGCAGTAAAAAAATTAAGTACTACAAATAAAGGAAGTTCTATGCCTACTACTAAAATTGTTTACGTAAACAATGGAAAGTACCCTGATTCAATGCATCACGATGTTTGG